GCCCTAGCGTTATCGTGGGCAAGCTGAGCCTGAGCCGCAAGGGACCCTTGTTCCTGCTCGATCGTGAGGGCACCCGTGGCCATGGCAACGAGCTTGTCGACGTCGGTCCATGTGGGCTCGCTGACTGTCACGGACTTGGCAGGCTTGCCCTTGCCCGTGGTGGCAGGCTTGGCGGTGGTGCTCTTACGGGTGGTGGTGGTGGTGGTCACGGTGTGCTCCTGTTCGGTTCGCCGCCGGACGGTCCGGCGGTGAGGTCCCATCATGCCCACACTTTCCGACCAAAGTCAAACCATGGGGTGACCAGTGGCCGGACAAGGTGACGACCGGTCGTCAGTGCCACCCCGGCCCCCACCCACCGACAACACACAAAACACACCCCCGCCCATACGCTGGCCGTCTTGCTATCCAAGCCCTATCCCGCATGGAAACCGTATACGGATTGCCCCGGACGTCCGAAAATTTGGGAAAAATCCCCTGTAGCCGAACAACCGCTGGTCGAGCGGGGGGTAAATGGGGTCTTTGTGTTGGTCTGCCAGCGGGCGGGGTCGAAGGATATTCGGCCGGACATGGAAAAGGACCGCCCAGCACGGTCCTCTTACGCTTCCATCTGCTTGGTGCACCGCCTGCATGCACGCTCATCGTTTTCCCCGCAGGGATAATTCCACGCTAACCGGCGTTTCCGTCCACGTAAACCCTTTTCCGGGTGCGATCATGTATCCGTATACGCTTTCCCGGAAAAATCCGTCCGGGCTACGCCCAGAGAAGGGGACCTCATGCTACAGATCAACGTTTCAGTACCGGGACTGGGAGAGCCGACCCCGCTCGACTCCGACGAACCCCTCCTCGGCGAGGAGAAGTCCGTCCGGGTGGTCCTCGCCAACGAGGACGGACCGCAGACCGCGTTCCAGATCCCCGCCGTGAGGGCCGTGCGCCTCGCCGCCGAACTCCACGCCGCCGCCCGCAGGGCAGACCCCGACGGGACCAGCTTCGGAGCCACCCTCCGTGACGCAGTCAAGGGCAACGCATGACCCGCGCCCTCGGCTTCTTCGCCACCGCCACCCTGACCCTCATCTTCCTCATGGTCTGCGCCGTCCTCACCGCCATCATCGCCGTCTCCGTCCTGAACCATGTGGCCCCGCCGTTCCCGCAGTGGGTTGTCTGGCTTGCCGCCATGGGCGCCGCAGGGTTCCTTACCGCCACCGTCAGCTCCGCCAAGAATGACTGGCACGACCAATGACCTCCCCCTACTCCCACCCGTCCATGCCGGGCACCCCGGCCGACTTCCCCACACACATCACGGACTCCCCCGAAAGGACCCCGCCATGGCACGCCACATGTCCCGCGCTGACCGCCGACGAGTTGACCGCAGACTTGCTCGCGCAGGCTACTCACTTCATGACTCAGCCCTTGGGGCCGCTGGCGTGATCTTCCTCCTCGGCCTCCTCGTCGCACTGAAGACGGTGCTCGGCTAATGGCCGACTACCCGCAGGCGCACGCCCTCTCCATTAACGGCGCCCAGACCGACGAGGACAGGGATGTCTCCTTCACCCTCACCGCCAAGGACGTACACCCGGAGATACTGGCCCTGCTGACCGGGATGCACCCGGCACACTTCGACGCCGAAGGGCACGCGCTGGTGCAGGGGATCATCGACAGAAAGCGGGGGCTGGAGTAGTGGGAACGATGACGAAGCAACGGGAATCCCTGCTCACTGTCCACCACTCCAAGCCCACTACCATCGACGCGGTGCAGGTTACCGACGAAAATGCTGTCGCTATTGCGAGAATGGTCAACGGTAAGGTCTATGTCGGCAATGCTCCCGTCGCTATCTACTTCCATTGTTGTAACGGACGGGCAAAAGCCGGATGGGGCGACTGGATTGTCCACACCAGCAAAGGCTTTGCGGTAATGACCAACGAAGAATTCACCAAAGAATACGAGGAGACCCCCAAGTGACCAGCCCTATTGAGGAGAACTGATGGCCCGGCCCCGCCTCGGCTCAGCCGCTAAGGCCACCGTCGGCTCCGTCCGCCTTAGCTCCGCAGAAGCCGACCAGCTCATGCGCGACTTCAATGCCGAGACCATCACCAAGGCCCTCCGCGCCCTCGTGAACGAACACCTCGCCGCCAAGAAAGCAGGACCCGCCCAATGAGACTTCTCGTCTTAGCCAAAGACCTCAACGACTTCAAGGCGTGGTGCTGGGACCGGCAGATTCCGCAGGCACACGCCACCTACGTCCACCGCGTCGACCAGTTGCACGGGGTGAACTGGCGCAACGCCCGGATTGCCCGCACCGCCGCCGCCAGTCTGCACCCGAATAGCGCCGACATTCAGTCATACATTTCCAGCCACCCGTCCCTCGCTCCTGCCCAGAAGGACGGCCGCGCATGAGGGCGGTCAGGTTCGCCAAGAGCCTCGAACCCCTGCTGGTCCCCATCGGACAGGTGCGCCAGCACCCCGAAAACCCGAACAACGGGGACGACGAGTCGGTCATGGAGTCCGTGCAGATCAACGGCTTCTACACCGCCGTCACCGCGGACCCCACCACCGGGTACATCGTCGCCGGAAACACCCGCTACCGGGTCCTGTGCGCCCTGAACGCCACCCACATCCCCGTCATCTGGGAGGACAAGGACGCCGACGGCCAGCGGCGCATCCTCGTGGGCGACAACAAGCTTGGGAAGCTCGCCGTCATCGACGATGCGGCGCAGGTGGAGCTGCTGAAGCGCCTCCAGCAGACCGAAATCGGCCTCGTCGGCTCCGGCTTCACGGACGAATCCTTCGCGAAGTACCTCACTGACATCGAACTGCTGAACTCCATGCCCCTCGGGGACGGCTTCGGCGCCAACGGCCCCGCCCCGTCCGGCATCCATCAGGTCGTGGTGGAATTCGACACCGAGGATGACCGCGACATGGCGTTCGCTGACCTCGTGGAGCGCTACGACAACGTCAGGACGGTGAACCTGTGAGCGAAGGACCCATCCCCGGGAGCATCAAAGCCATCGACGCCGCGATTGAGAAGGGCAAGGACCCCAACGCGGACCTGAACGCCATCGACAAGTCCGCGACGAAGGCCCAGTCGGCGCTGGCCCTGAAGCTCTACGGCGCCAGCCACACCCAGATCGCCGAACAGCTCGGCTACTCCTCCGCCGCCCGCGCACGGGCCGCCATCGAGCGCCTGCTCGCCTCCTCCGCGGACTCGGCCGAGGACCGTGACATGATGCGGGAGCTGATCGGCAAGCGTCTCGACCGGCTCCTCCAGTCCACCATGGGCAAGGCCATCGACCCGCGCGAGAAGGACCACTTGGCCTACAACGCCCGGGCGCTGGCCATCATCGACCGGCAGGCGAAGCTGTGGGGCGTGGACGCGCCCACCCAGATTCAGTTCACCCCGACCGACCAGCACATCGACGCGTACATCCAGAAGATCAGGCCCCTCGCGGAGGCCGACGTCTCCGGCGAGGAAGCGGACATTTTCGACGCCGAAGTCATCGACGACGAGGAGGACTGATGGCGAACCCGCATCCCGGCCTCCAAGGCTTCGCCGACCCGGAACGGGAGGGCTGGCGCGAACGGGCGCTGGAGCGCGTGCAGTCCCGGCAGAAGAAGACGAAGCGGAACACGGAGCGCAAGAACGGCATGTTCCTGTTCTTCGACGACGGCTTCCGCGCCCTGCTGGACGAGGCCGCACGCCGCCGGGACATCTCGATGACCGGCTACCTGCGCCGGGCCGCCGCCGCGATGATCGCCCATGACCTCGGCCTCAACATCACGGACATCCTGAAGTACACCGCCAACCCGGCTGGGTACGGGGAGCCGGGCGGCGGGGCGCAGAAGCTCCCCTTCGATACGGGCGAGGGCCGCGGCAACTGGACCATCCGCAGTCTGGAGTAGGAATCAGTGCCGCCGCTGTTGTCGGGTGCGCCTGCCGGAGTTGACGGTGGGCGCACCTTAGCATTGGTGGCATGTACTCATATTCCGCAACCGTTGTTCGCTGGGTCGATGGCGACACCGTGGACCTCCACGTTGACCTCGGCTTCCACCTGTTTGCGGAACTGCGCTTCCGCCTCTACGGCATCGACACCCCGGAGCGGGGCCAGAAAAACCACGACGAGGCATGGCATCTCGCCCAGAGCCTCGCCCCCGTCGGCGCACCGGTCTTCATCAAGACGGAGAAAGACGCCGACAAGTACGGCAGGTGGCTTGTCGAGATTGACAACTCCAACGTCAACGTCAATCAGAAGATTGTGGAGGCTGGCCTTGCCGTCGCGTACTTCGGCGGCACCAAGGGCGTCATCCCCACCGTGGATGTGCCGCTGGCATGAGCCCCGTCCGCCGCCAGCAGAAGCCGCTCGACGTCAACGAGTGGAAGAAGTGGGACCAGAAGTCCAAGGACAAGTTCCTCGCCAAGCTACAGGACTCCGAGCGGCCCAAGCGCGTCTGGTACTGCAAGACCCCCGGACGGAAGTGCGACGGCAAGCCGCACAAGGGTTACGACTACCCGCACGCCCGCTCCGACCAGTGGCCCCCGGCGGGCAAGGACTGGGACACGTGGCTCCTGAAGGGCGGGCGCGGCTCCGGCAAAACCCGCTCCGGCTCCGAATGGGTCCGGGTGATGGCCCACGCCCACGAGCGCGGCTCCATCATCGGCCCGACCGTCAAGCACGTCCGCTCCGTCATGGTCGAAGGCGACTCCGGCCTGCTCGCCGTGTTCGCCGCCGCCAAAGTCCACGCCGTCTACGAGCCGTCCAAACAGCAGATCGTCGTCCCCTGCGAGTGCAAGCCCGGCGGCATCCTGCCCCTGCATCTCAACGGGCACATCATCCAGCTCTTTACCGGCGACGAACCCGAACGTCTCCGCGGCCCCCAGCACGCCTACGTGTGGCTGGACGAACCCGCCCACTTCAAGCTCATCGACGCGGTCTGGGACAACATGCAGTTCGGTCTGCGTCTCGGCACCCACCCCGTCGTGCTGTGCTCCACCACCCCGCTTCCGACGAAGTGGATGAAGGAACTCATCGCGGACGAGGGCACCATCTCCGTCACGGTCTCCACCTACGCGAACATGGACAACCTCGCACCCAAGTTCAAGAAGGTGATGCTGAAGAAGTACGAAGGCACCCGGCTCGGACGGCAGGAACTCCACGGCGAAGTCCTCGACGACATCAAGGGCGCGCTCTGGACGTGGGCCATGATCGACGACGACCGGATCGTCCCGACCGTGGACGAGGACGGCAACCTCGTCGGCGGCATCAAGAAGGAGGACATGGACCGGATCGTCGTGTCCATCGACCCCGCGGGCACCTCCTCCAAGAAGCGCGACGAAACCGGCATCACCGTGATCGGGCGCAAGGGCGATCACTACTACGTCCTCGCGGACTACTCGGACCACTACACCCCCGACGGCTGGGCGAAGAAGGCGTGGTACGCCTACGACCTGTGGGAAGCGGACCTCATCGTCGCGGAGAAGAACTACGGCGGCGAGATGGTCCTGTCGACCCTGCGGAACGTGCGTGAGGACGGCAAGGTCGATCTGGTCACCTCCCGGCGCGGCAAGGAACTGCGCGCGGAACCGGTCGTCGGCCTGTACGAACAGCACCGCGTCCACCACACGGCGAACTTCGGCGAGCTGGAACAGCAGATGTGCGAGTGGGTGCCCGGCGCCTCCGATTCCCCTGACCGCGTCGATGCGCTGGTGCACGGTGTCGTCAAGCTCTCCGAGGGCGGGGGTGCCACTTCCGTTTCGGTCCCGTCGGGGAACATCGGGCGGCCTCCAATCGGATCAGCGGGGCGCATTGGCCAGCTCAGATTCTCCGATATTGCCGACTCGGCAGTTTTGCGCGGAGGACACAGCGCGGCGTAGACCACGTTGCCCGGGAACCGTACGACTGCACGGTACTCTCGTAAACATGATGGATGCCATTGCTATTGTCGCGGCTGTAATCGTCGGGACCCTCTCCGTTGCACGGCTTACCCGGCTCGTAACTCAGGACACCTTCCCCCCTATCGCCGCACTGCGGATGAAGTGGGACGACCTGACCGAGGGAAGCGGCTGGAACACCCTGTTTCACTGCCACTGGTGCATGGCTCCATGGCTCACTTTGCCCATCGGAGCGTGGGGTTACCTCTCAGGGCTCCACACTTCATGGTGGCTGTTCAACGGCTGGCTGGCCGCGGCCTACGTCGCAGGCATGATCGTAGAAAGAGACGAGGTCGAATAACGGATGGCACGCACCCGCAAAGCGGAGGTTGCTAAGCCCGCGAACACATTGGTGGCATCAGCCGCAAGAATGACCAGCGGCAATTCCTTCAAGAACTTCACCCGCATTGCGCGGTCCACAGCGTGGCAGCCCGATGCGTGGATTTTCTACCACACCATCGGCGAGTTCCGGTACGCCTGCGACCTGCAAGGCTCCCTCATCAGCCGGGCCACCCTCTTTGTCGGGCGCGAAACCAGCGGCAAGTACACGCCGGAGGAATCCGGTCCCGCCGTTGACATCCTCGCGGACTTCTTCGGAGACCCTGACGGCCGGGCCGAGATGCTCCGGCTTGCCGGTGTCCACCTCGCCGTCGCCGGAGAGTTCTTCATCGTCGGCTACACCGACCCCGAGGAGGGGCGGGACCTGTGGCAGGTCGTCGCCGCGACCGCCATCAAGCGGCAGGGCGAGGACGGTCCGTGGTCCATCAACAACATCCTCGTCCCGGTCGACCCTGAGAACGTCTACGTCACCCGCATCTGGCGGCCGGACCCGGAGAACCACGAGCTGGCAATGTCGCCGACCCGCGCCGTCCTCGCCATCCTCGGCGAAATCCACCGCCTCACCGAACACGTCGCCGCGCAGGTCGACTCCCGCCTCGCCGGGGCAGGCATCCTCCTCATGCCCTCGGACATGACCCTGCCGACCCCGCCCGCCGTGGAAGGTGCCGAGCAGAAGACCGCGTCCACCGCCGACGAACTCATGGTGATCCTCCAGACCGCCATGGCCGCGTCCATTCAGAACCGGGGCGACGCGTCCGCGCTGGTCCCCATCGTCATCACGGCCCCCGCGGAAGCCATCGCCGCCGTCCAGCACATGACCTTCTGGTCCGAACTGGACGCGCAGGCCATCGAACTGCGCAAGGAAGCGATCCGCCGCCTCGCCCTCGGCATGGACCTGCCCCCCGAAATGCTCCTCGGCATGGGCACCGGCAACCACTGGTCCGCGTGGCAGGCCGACGAGTCCGCAATCAAGGCGCACTCCGAACCGCTCCTGAAGCTCATCACCTCCTCGCTGACCGCCGGATACCTGCGCTCCACCCTCCGTGATGAGGGTGCGGACGAGAACGAAATCCGCCAGCTCTCCATCCGCGCCGACACCTCCGAGATGCGCCTGCGGCCCAACCGGTCCAAGGAAGCCATGGAGATGTACGACCGGGGTGAACTCTCCGGCAAGGCTCTGCTCCGCGAGACCGGCTTCGACACCACCGACGCCATGGACGATGAGGAGCGCGCGTCGTGGTTCCTGCGCAAGGTCGCCGCCGGGTCCACCACCCCCGAACTGGTCGAGGCCGCACTGCGCGCGCTGAAGGTCCCGCTGGGGAGCGTCCCGAAGCCGGTCGATTCACCGGCGCCCGCCGAGGCCCGGCCGACCCCGTCACTGAAGGACCACCCGGGCAAGGAACTTCCCGACCCGGAGGTCGGCCAGCGCCGCAAGCAGGCCCGCGACGAGGGCCGGGTGCCGTCCGCCGACATTGCCCGGAAGGCCGCACTGATTGCGTCCGCCGAGCAGGTCGTGGTCCGGGCGCTGGAGCGTGCCGGGAACAAGCTGAAGAACAAGATGACGGTCAAGCCGTCGTGTGCCGCCGCGGACATCTACAAGTTCGTCACCGTCGAGGAGCAGGACACCATGTTCCTGCTGGACGACGCGTGGGCGCACGTCCCGGCCATCGCCGAACGGTACGCCATGGACGAGAACCGGTTGATCGGGATCGTGAACTCCTACACCGATGACCTGCTGATGTCGCAGGCGCCGCACAGCTTTGACCGGTTCGAGGAATACGCCAGCGGACGGCTGGTCAAGATGGGAGTCTTCGCATGATTCACCTGCTGAATTTCTGGGACCGCCCCGTGCGGTGCCTGCTGGGATTCCACAAGTTCCGGCCCCACCCCGGCGGCATCAACTGGAAGGTCTGCGACGTCTGCAACGGGGAGAAGGAAGTCCGATGATCCGCCCCGACAGCTTCGTCGTGTCCACCAAAAGCTTCGCCGCCGACCGCAAGCAGTACCTTGGCCGCACCGACGACCAGCTACGCCCGCACATCAAGGAGGCGCTGACCCGGTATGGACTGCCCGGCTGGGAAGGCCAGATCGTGGATGCCGCCCTCGACGTCTTCGACAGCACCGCCCGCTCTGAGGTGGACGAGTGGAATCAGGTGCTCGACGACATGCGGTCCGCGTTCTCCCACGAGCTGGGCGAGGCGCTGAAGAAGACCACGAACGCCGTCAACAAGGACGCCCAGACCGAGACGATCACCCGGTGGGTGTCGACGATGGCGGTGAACGCCGCGACCGAAGCGGCCACCACCTCCGACACGTCCACGCAGGTCGGACTCGAATGGGTCACCATGCACGACGACCACGTCCGCTCCAGGCACCGCGAGGCCGAAGGGCAGACCGTGCCGTCCGGGCAGGAGTTCACCGTCGGCGGGGAGAAGATGTTCTACCCCGGCCAGCCCGTCGGCGACCCGTCGAACTGGATCAACTGCCGCTGTGTCGCCCGGCCCACGATGCTCGAAGGCGACTCGAACTCCATCACGGCCAGCGGTGACGAGGAGAAGGAGGACGACGGGGACGGCTTCACCAGCGCAGTCATCGTCGCCCTCCCCGCGGAGAGCGACCCGGTGTCCGCCGCGTCCTCCGAAGCGGACGGCGCGCACTGCACCCTCCTCTACCTCGGCGACACCACGGCCCTGAACCTCGACGCGCTGAAGAACGCGCTGGGCGAGTTCGTCACCAACGGTCAGGTGGGGGTGATGACGGAAAACGTTTCCGGCCGCGCCACCCTCGGCAAGGACAGCGCCGACGTCGTCCTGATCGACGGGGCCAGCCTCGTCAACATCCGCAAGGGGATGCTCGAAAACTCCGACGAACTGTTCGACGCCTACAACGCCATCGACCAGTTCCCGACATGGATTCCCCACGTCACCCTCGGATACCCCGCGACCCCCGCCGCCGGGGAGTTCAGCGCCGGGCAGATCACCTTTGACCGGCTCGCCCTCTGGTTCGGCGAGGACCGCACCGCCATCTATCCCCTTGGAGAAAACACCATGTCCGCAAACCAAAAGGTCATCCACCCGGAGGACCCGGAATTCACTCAGGAAATGGCCGACGCGTTCGCCGGTCAGAACCCGGGCCTGCCGCCCTCCGGTCAGGCCCCCGCCGACGACGCCGGAGAAGCCGCTCCCGACGACGCCCCCGACGACGAGTTCGCCAGCGAAACCCCGTGGCACGGCGTCCTCGCCCCCGAGGGCACCCCGTCCGGCGACGGCCGCCAGTTCGCCCTCGGCGCCCTCAGCAACCGCGACCTGCCCCTGCCGCTGAAGGCCATGTTCGTCGACGACGAGGGCCACAAGGGCTCCGTCATCGTGGGCCGCATCGACAACATCTTCCGCGAGGGCAACCTCGTCAAGGGCGAAGGCGTGTTCGACAACTCCCCCGAAGCCGACAAGGCGAAGGGCATGGTCGAGCGCAAGATGTGGCGCGGCGTGTCCGTGGATGTGGATGCCGCCGAGCTGTCCGTCGCCGGGGAGGAAGGCGACCCGCAGGTCACCGAGTTCTCCACCGCCCGGATCGCGTCCGCGACCATGTGCGCCATCCCCGCGTTCGCCGAAGCGTATGTCGCCATCGGCACGTGGGCCGACGCCCCCGGCAACGAGACCGCGCCCGAACCGGCCGCCGACGCCCCGGAAGCCGCACCGCTCCCGGCCGGGCAGAAGATGTCCTCGGTGTCGCTGGTCGCCTCGGCCGCCACGATCAGCGCCGACTACTTCCGCAACCCGATGCTGACGGGGGAGACCCCGCTGACCATCACGGAGGACGGGCGCGTGTTCGGTCACGTTGCCGGGTGGGAGACCTGCCACATCGGTTACGAGGTCTGCACCACCGCACCCCCGTCCGCGACGGACTACGCCTACTTCCTCACCGGGCAGGTGCTCACCGATGCCGGGCCGGTCGCGGTCGGGCAGATCACCCTCGGTGGCGGTCACGCTGACGGGCGCTTTGGCATCCGTGCCGCCGTCGCGCACTACGACAACGTCTCCAATGCGGTCGCGGACATCACCACGGGCGAGGACGAGTTCGGCATCTGGTTCTCCGGCAAGCTCCGTGATGGTGTGACGGACAAGCAGGTCCACGAACTGCGCGCGACCGGAGTCTCCGGCGACTGGCGCGAGGTCCGGGTCCGCGGGAATTCCTCGTACGAATTGATCGCGGCGCATTCCGTCAACGTGCCGGGCTTCCCGATTGCACGCTCCCGGGCAACCTACGCCAACGGCCGTCAGGTGTCCCTCATCGGGCGTCCCGTTCCGGCCAAGGCGCCCAAGGCCCTCGATGCGGCGTTCGTTGCCCAGCTCGACGCCTACCATGCGGCGAAGTCCCGGCAGGAAGCCGTCGCCAAGTTCCGTTCAGAAGTGCGCGCCGAGCAGGTCGCGTCGATCAAATCCGAAATCCTGACAATGGGAGGCAAGTAAACATGGCTTGTGGAGCCTGCGGAAGCAATAAGACCAGAGCAATAATCTGCACACACACCGCACCGGACGGCACAAGGACCGCTTACCGGACGGAAGTGGAGGCGAAAGCCGCAGTTGCACGCAAGGGCGGGACATACACCTGCGAGTAATTCGGTACGACACGCGCATAATCGACGATTGTGCAACGGCCTACGTCTAGGATTTGTCTCAGTAAGACACTTTCCGAGCCGTAGGCCGCGTGTCGACCACTGTTAGCTCCACCATCACACGTCACTACGTCTCACTAAGGAGAGAGTCATGGCTAAGTTCAAAGCCCCCAAGGATGTAAAGGCCCTCGATAGCGCAGAGCTGTCCGCCGCCGTCGAGGAAGCGCTCGCCGAATTCGCCGAGTACGCCGAAATCCCCGACGCCGAGGTCACCGACGAGCAGTTCGCCGACATGAAGGAACTTGGCGAGTTCGCCAAGGGCGCCCGTGCCGAGCTGTCCGAGCGTGAAGCCGCGTTTGAAGCCCGCTCCGCCGAGCTGGCCACCCTCCGCGGCGAGCTTGCCGCCAAGCCGGAGGAAGGTTCCGACGCTGAAGAAGCAGGCGAATCCCCCGCCGAGGAACAGGCCGAGGACGACAAGATGAAAAAGGCCGCCGTCGAGGTCGTTGAAGCCGCCGCCAAGCGCACCGGCTTCGCCGCCAAGGCCGCCTCCAAGTCCGTTGCCCCGAAGCCCAGCGCACCCAAGGGCGGCTCCCTCGTCGCCGCCGCCGAGGTGTCCGGCTACGCCGCAGGCCACAAGTTCAGCAACTTCGCTGACGCGTCCGCCGCGATCCTGAACAAGCTCCAGTCGATGCCGACCAGCATCCCGAACCACCAGTCCCGCGCTGGCATCCTCGTCATCGAGGGCGCCGAGACCGAATTCTCGCAGGCCAATCAGGCCTTCCAGAACCGCGACCTCGAACTGCTCCTCGCCGCCGGTAAGGAATCCCGGCTGAAGGGCGGCTCCCTCGTGGCCGCCGGTGGCTGGGGTGCGCCGTCCGAGCGGACGCTGGACTTCTGCGAACTGGAAAACGTCGACGGGCTGATCCAGCTCCCCGAGGTGACCATCACCCGCGGCGGTGTGCAGTACACCAAGGGTCCGACCCTCGCCGACGTGCTGGGTTCCTCGACCGGCTTCTGGGACATGACCGAAGCGACCGCCGAAGCCGGTGTGGAGCAGAAGACGTTCCTGCGCCCGACCGTCCCGACCTTCACCGAGAAGCGTCTTGACGCCGTGGGTATCGGCCTCGAAGCCGGTCTCCTGCTCCGTCAGGGCTGGCCCGAGGTCATCGACCGTCACGCTACCCTGCTGACTGTCGCGCACCAGATCAAGATGGCCCGCAAGTCCATCGCCCTCATTCAGGGCTTCACGGGCGCGGCCACCCCGATCACCAACGCCTTCGGCAATGCGTTCGACATCTTCCACATCCTCGAACTGCTGGCCGTCGGCGAGCGCCAGCGCCTCTCGATGTCTGTGAACCAGACCCTCGAAGCGCTGATCCCGCACTGGGTCAAGCCGGTCGTCCGCGCCGACCTTGCCCAGCGTCAGGGCGTCGACACCCCCAAGGTGACCGACGCGGAAATTGACTCCTACCTGACGGCCCGCGGCATCAAGGCCCAGTGGATCACCCAGTATCAGGACATCGCACTGGACGCCACCACGGGTCTTGCGCTGACCTACCCGGACACGGTTGAGGTCATCTTCTACCCGGCCGGTTCCTTCGTCCGCGGCGTGGCCCCTGTCATCCAGCTCGACACCATCTACGACTCCACGAACCTGAAGAAGAACGACTACCTTCACCTGTTCATGGAGCAGGGTGTGCTGATGACCAACCCGTGCGGCGACGGACACCGCGTGTCCTTCCCGCTGTACGCCAACGGCCGCCGCGCCAACGTCTCCGGCACCGACGGCAACGACAACCTGTTCAACGCTCCCGTCGCCTAGTGAATGATCTGCCGGGGCGGTGCGGCCCATCGCCCCGGCAGAACCTTCAACCCCCGAAAGGAGGTAGGCCATGACCAAGTTTCTGATCGACGCACCCAAGGTCGCACCAGCGACCGGCGGTCTGCTTGACCTCGCCAACGTCATCACGGCGGACGCGGACAAGCTGGCATATCAGGGCGCCACGCACCGCAGGGTGCTGGGCGGACAGACCCGCACCGTTCCCGTCAGTGCGGGCGCGGTTGCGGCACCGGTCCTGACCAAGGGCACCACCGCCACCAGCGGCGGCACATTCGGTGCTGGCGCAAAGTTCTGGAAGGTCACCGCCGTCACCGGTTACGGCGAGACGGTCGGTTCCAACGAGGTCACCGCCACGCTGGTTGCCACCGGAACGCAGGCACTGTCGTGGGCTGAGGTGCCCGGCGCACAGTTCTACCGCGTCTACCGCGGCACGGCCACCGGAGCAGAGAATGTCCTCGTCGCCGAGACGGCGGCGCTCACGTTCATCGACACAGGGGCGGCGGGAACGGCGAAGGCCATCCCCACCGTCTCCACTGCGGGGGCCGCTCCGGCGGCAGTCAAGGTCTTTGACCAGTCTCCCGGCTACGGCGACAGCGTCGAATTCCAGACCTACCGCGGCATCGAAGACGCCATGCTTCTTGGCGAAGACCCTGCCGCGCTGGCCCGTGACGCATTCAGTGCAGGGGAAACCTTCGCTGTCGAGAAGGCGGTGCAGTCGGCCCTGTTCAATCCGAACGCCGTGGACCTCACCCCGGTTTCCGGAACGGGCGTCACCAACGCCAAGGCCGCGATGGGCCTGCTGGAACAGTGGATCGCCGAGAACTACTCGGGCAAGCCGCTCCTGCACACGAACCGTCTCGGCGTCGAGCTGATCTTTGACCGCATCGTCGGAACCGACCCGCTCATCACCGTCAACGGCACACCCGTCGTCAGCGGTGCAGGGTACTCCGCGGCCGGTCCCGGGTCCGTCACCGCAGGGCCGAACGAGGTGTGGCTGTACGTCACCGGCCAGATCAACCTCTGGCAGGGGGGCCTGAACGTCCAGAAGGCACAGGACACCGCCGCCAACCGGGACTTCGGTCTCGCCGAACGCGCCTATGCCGCCACCAACTCCGGCCCTGTGGCCGCCATCCTCATCGGATTCTAAGGAGAACCCCATGTCACTTGACCCGCACATCCTGAAAGACGACGAGACGTTCGTCGAGGGCCGCTCCGAGGAGAAGGCCCAGGAACTGCTGAAGCGCGCCGCCGTCTTCGGGCTGGAACGCCGCGTCAGCACCACGTTCGACGGCTACATCGTCCCCACCAAAATCCTCGCCGAGGCTGAAGCCGACGAGGCTGAGGCCGACGAGGCCAAGGCTGATCCGGAAACCCCGGCTGAGGAAGAAGCCGTCACAGAGTTTGACCCGTCCAAGGCCACCGTCGAGGAAGTCCAGAGCTACCTCGACGGTGCCGATGACGCCGAGCGGGAGCGCGTGCTCGCCGCCGAAGCAAAGGGCAAGGACCGCAAGGCCCTCCGTCCCGCCACCCACGAGGGAGATAAGTAATGTCGCAGTCCAAGAAGGTAGCCTTCCTCCGCGGTAAGCGGGTAAGGGCAACCGCAGTCAGCACGGCCGGTGTCCCGATCTACGGTGCATCCTCGGTCGTCACCACCAAGGGCGTCGTCACGGTGGCGTACACCACGCAGACCGCGCAGGGCAACGCGATCGTCCTCCCGAACTTCAACGGCGAGAACTGCATCAGCGAGACCGCAACGTCGAACTTCACCGGCTACACCGTTGAAATCGACTTCTGCGACGTTGACTTCGCCCTGCTCCAGCTCCTCACTGGTCAGGCTGTGTACGTCGACGACAACGGCCTCGTCATCGGCATCACCGAGAACACCGACGTTGACCTGTCGGCGGTGAACTTCGCGCTGGAGGTGTGGCTGGGTTCCTCGAACCCGGGCGACTACGGCTATGTCGTCACCCCGTTCCTGTCCGGTGGCACCATCGGTGACATCTCCGTCGCCAACGACGCCATCACCTTCAAGGTCACCGGCCTGACCACGAAGAACGGCAACGGCTGGGGCAAGGGTCCCTACAAGGTCGAGAAGGTCGCTGGCGTGGACTCCGTTCTGCGCACCGCCCTGCTCGCCAACGACCACCGCCGCACATTCTCCACGCAGACCCCGCCTCCGGCTGTCGTTGCCGGTTCCACCCCGTTGCTGGACCCGTCCACGCCTGCCGTGACGTCCCTGACGGCCACCGCCACCGTCAAGTCCGTGGCCATCGCCCCGGTCCCCGCCGGGACCACCCCGATGTGGTACGACTTCGGCGACGGCACGTGGGACTACACGGCCAACGGCTCGTACACGCACGTGTACAAGACCGCGGGCACGTGGACCATCACCGGTTACCGCGGCTCGACCTCGGTTACCACAACCGCCACCACCACGTAGCAGGTGCTGGTTGTGGCGGGGGGTCGTTCGCGGCTCCCCGCCACAGTGCTACCTGTCCCTTTTGAGGAGACTCATGTTTACCCAGCTCATCACTCCCGACCCGGCCACCGCCTGCACGCCGGGCATGTGCCTTCAATACGTGCGCCAGTCGTACGGACTCCCGGCCCGCTACGGCTCAGCCACCGAAGCGTGGAACAACTCGGCCACCAAGCACCGGGACATGAACTTCCCGGCCGGTGTGTGGGTGCCGTTGTGGTTCGCCATCGACACCGTCCCCGCCGGGCACGTCGTGCACCGGGCGCCGGACGGAACCATCTGGTCCTCATCCGACATGACCAACGTCCCGCACCACCACCCCAGCATCGACGACCTCATCGTCTACTACGCGAAGTGGGGCAAGATGCGGCTGACCTACCTCGGCTGGACCGAGGACGTCGCCAGCTTCCCCGTCGTCTCATCCCTCCCTGACGTGTTCGCGCAGGGCATCATCACCAAGATTCAGGAGCGCACCATGGCAACTCTCGACCTCGACGACCTCAAAGCAATTCAGGGCTTTGTCCAGACTGAACGCGCCACTGTCGTCAACGAACTCCGGTTCGGCTTCTCCGAACTCGGCAAGGCGATCAAGGACTCCACCTACGAGCTGAAGGTCTGGGACCAGACCACGGACAACGCCACCGGCGACCGGATCATCAACGACAACCGGGCGGTCGAGCAGGCCACCCGCGACCAGCTCGCCAAGTAACACCCCACCGACGAGCGGAAGCAGAGCACCATGACAGCAATCCAGATGTTGTTCGGCAAACCCACTGCCAGCGACACTCTTATCCCCGTCGCCGGGTCCCTGACGTGGACCCCCACACTGGGGCATACGGTGCCGGGCAACCCTGACGCTGTGGTGCTTCCGCTTCCGTTCACCATCACGGTGCCGACGAAGGTGGACGGGGTCGCGGCTCAGGCTCCGATCCCGTTCACCATCCACGTCACCCCGAGCGGGCCGAGCTGGGCGTGGAAGGTCGAGGAGAACTTCACCGGCCTGAAGACCCGCCGCTTCTACGTCACCGTCCCCGACACTGCCTCCGTTGACTACAACGATCTGGTGCAGGTGGACCGGACCACGCTGACGCCCGTCGCGGAACCCGTCCCCGTCTGGTACGGCTACGTGGACGGTCTCGCGCTGGCCGCCACGGACGCCAAGGCCGCCGCCCAGTCGGCGCAGACCGCCGCGGAAACGTCCCAGTCCTCTGCTCTCGCTTCCGCTACAGCCGCAAACGATTCCAAGGTGGCCGCGAAGGCGTCCGCTGACGCCGCTGACGTATCTGAGGCGAACGCCGGAACATCCGCTTCTGACTCGGCAACATCCGCGTCGGCCGCCCTTGGTCACAAGAACGATGCCGCCGCCTCCGCGAGCGCGTCCGCAGGGTCAGCGACGGCTTCCGCAGGTTCCGCTTCCGCAAGCGCCACGTCCGCCACTGCCGCCGCAGGATCGGCTACTGCCGCCCAGACTGCACGGACAGGCTCCGAGGCCGCGAGGGATTCCTCTGCCGCCTCGGCCGCCACCGCAAGCGGGCACAAAGACGCCGCCGCATCCAGCGCCACCGCCGCCGCAACCTCCGCAACGAACTCCGCAACATCCGCGAGTGCCGCCGCGGGGTCGGCAACCTCGTCGGGGAACGCCGCAAACGCCGCGGCTGACTCCGCATCGAATGCCGCGACCTCAGCCGCGACCGCATCCGACCGGGCAAGCGTCGCCACCGTCAAAGCCGCCGACGCGAACAACTCGGCTGTGGGCGCCGCGTCCTCCGCGACCGCCGCCGCGTCCAGCGCGTCCGCCGCCTTCGACCGGGCCACCAGCGCAGACGCCTCCAAGTCCGCCGCACAGACCGCCAAGGATCAGGCCGTCGCCGCCGCGGACGGATTCAGCGTCGGCACGGTCACGACCGTCCCGCCCACCACTCCCGCTTCGGCGCAGATCACCGGAACGGCCCCGGCCCGGGTCATCAGCTTCTCAATCCCGCGCGGCGTCACCCCCGCGC